GGATATTATTACACCTTGCAATTTCTTTTTCAAGAGTTTTCGTAGGTGTTTTTTGATAAGCTTGTTTTGCCTCCAACATCTTTTTCTTATAGATGACACGATCTTGATAGATCTTATCCATAAGATTAGGCAAGAATCCCCTTTTGGTAGTATCAAACAATGCACCATTAGCACAAACAGTTTGATTAGAGAGATCAGAAAAATCAATCTCCCGATTTAGTATTTTTTCAACACTCGCGCTGGGATGTCTATACGTTTGTAAAGTCTCTGGCGAGATGTTGTACTGCATAATAAGGTGAGGGTAGAGACTATTAAGGTCAAAAGACACAACCCAATCATACTTTCCAGGAATCGGTTCCTTGACATAAGCACCTGCGTATTGAGCATCTTTTTTGCCATCCACTTTTGGTGGAATGACAATGTTTTGTTTCTTTAGGTAGTTATAAATGATACTATCCCACATCTTGACCTGAGAGAATACATCTGCATAATTTACCTTAGCGTCATACGCCATGGTGATAGCAAGTTCAATCAGTTTCATCTTGTCTTCCAAGCGGTCAACAAGTTCCACGTCAACGATGTTGTACTCAACAAACTTCTGCCAATCTTGAGTATAAAAATCCTTAAAGGTTTCAAACTCAGAGTGGTCAAGTTTCTTCTGCCCAAGTTCCACAAAAGCAATGTGGTCTAGACGATAACTCTCTTGGTTTGAATATGTGAATTTCTTATAAAGATCAAGATAATCAAGAACGGTTATTCCACCAATATCATAGATGATATTTTCCCTACCATGCAGTGTTACTTCTTTACGAGTAAGAAGTTTCCATGGAGAGATGCGTCGAGCTTCACGTTCACCAAGTAAACGATCAATACGTCCACAAATATATGGGATATCATAAAGTTCACAGTTCCAGCCTGTGATCACTTCAGGATAATTATTTTCCCAGTAATAAAGAAACTTATTAATAAGATCGAGTTCATCCCTACATTGAATATAATCAACGTTTTGCTGCTTATTAATAAAAGCCTTTACACCCCAAGTACGAATCTGTTTGCTGGCATAATCCTGTATCGAGATTGTTAGTAGTTCTTCTGCACAATCCCTTACATTTGGGAATCCATTTTCAGATGCAACCTCAATATCGATCGTGGATATTTTAATCTTAGTGATGTCAAATTTGATTTCATCTTCTGGATAATTATCAGAGATGTATTGATAGATGAACCTATTGTTTCCGTAGATATCAAAATTTTGAACGTCTTCGTATTTACGATAAAACTCCCTACATTCCTTTACATATCCAGGTTGAATAGGTTCAACGTATTTGCCATCAAGTGTTTTGTATTCAGTTGGTTTTTGAGAAAGTACGAACAGGGTTGGTGAGTACTTTTCTCGGGTTTGGAAATGGTCGCCGTTGTCGTAGCCACGAATGAGAAACTCATTTCCGATCAATTGAACATTCGTATAGAATCTCATCCAGTAGTCAATTTGATGTACTTATCCAATATGGTAACAGAAGGATCGAAAATTGTCAAGAACTTATCCGATGACATAAGGATTTCTTCTTGCCCACAATACTTTGGAAAGTTTTCCAAATATCCATCTTTACCAATGATGCATGGATTTACAAGCTTGCAGTTTGGCATCCCATATTCAGCTACAATTTCTTCAATTTCAGAAATAACATACATGCCATTCTCAAACAAGACTACTTTGATTACCTTTTCATCTTCAGTTTCACCATCCGCAGTTTCATCAAAAACTTCATAAGCATCATCAGGATTCATGTGTTTCTCCTATAGTGAAAGTTCCTTTACCTTCTTCGATGTTATATATTCAGAAAACTTCTGAAGGTATCCAGTATTTCTTAGTTCTTTAAATACTAAGTTCTCAATTGAAAACTCCCCACCCTTTCTTAGTGATGAAGATCTCATACCTCTAAGCTTTTCTTTCAAACGTTTCATTTCAAGTATATCGTTTGATTTACCATCAATAAACAAATCAATCTTATCCATTATATCTTTAGTTTTCTTTTTTAGCAACCTCTTATCGATTTGTGGATCTTCAAATTTTGGAAGTTTCAGCCACTTACCAAATTTTACAGAATACACTCCCTGATTAGATGGTCTTTCAGCATTCTCCTCTTCAGCATACAACTCAACATCATGCCCATAAATTTTAATGTTATGCGTCAAAGACCACAATTGCTTTTTATCTCTTAGATAATCATCAATAAGATCTGGACAATCTGGAAGCTTATCTTTATCTACGACCAAATGCAAATCAATATCTGAAAATTCTGTGTAGTTGTAATTAGCATTTCCACCAACAAGAATCATATCAAGAATTGCACTTGACGGAATGTTAGAAAATTCTGCCCACGCTTGTCCTATCCTGACAAGTTTCATCTTGACTTCAGGTTTTAATTTATTCCCACTCCAAATTTTCTGATTAAGTGTATCATGATATTTGAAGGTTATTTTTTGTTCAAGAAATAACTCTAGGTTCATTTTTATTTTTATTTATGGAAAGGGGGGTATGGATGATTCTGACCATCCTACCCCCTGCGCCGACGATATTCAAATATATTTATAGATAATCTTTACGAGCATGATGTTCTGGAATTATTTTTCCAAGGACGATTCTGAGGAGTCCGTCTTCAAAGGTGACTTCCCGTACTTCTGTGTCGTCGGATAAAGTCCACGCTCGTTGAAAACTTCTTTGAGCCACTCCCTTGTGGATAAACGTCTTGTCCGAATCGGCTCCCTCCCGTTTACCCTCGACAAAAAGTTTTCCATACTCCGTGAAGACATTAACCTCTCCTTTTTTAAATCCTGCTAGTGCAATCTCTAAATGAGATTCAACATTATTTACTTGAATAAGGTTGTAAGGCGGATAGTTTGTTTGAGTTTCATGAAGTTTGAATAGACGATCAAAATATTCATCCATCCCAATGCTGTGCTTATTGATCTTTTCCATCAATGCAGGAAGATCTGCAGCGGTATAACGCTGGAAGTTCATTATGGTAGCTCCTTTAAAAGCGAGTTTGTGTTTTGTGAACCCCGAAGGCATTCGATAATATTTATAGCATAGACGCAAAAAAAGAGATAGGGTATAAACCCTACCTCTTTGGGTATGTTCCGAACTCGTAGAGACCGCACGAAAGTCTCATCTTTATTTATAATTTATATTCAGAACAATTCGTCTCGAAGCATCTGTGCAACTTGTGCCCGTGTGGCTTTCCATCATATCAAAGATAACTATTCTATTCTCCTTTGATTTGATTATATCTCCACTTTCTTCAAACTCAGTATATCCATTGCAAGTATTAAAATAGAATACTGCGGTTTTTCCATCACCTTCAAAATCGGTGTGGAATCCATGTCTGATAATTTTATGAGACTTTGGATTTAAATTAATCTTCATTCTAATCAAAGTCTTCATGTTTGGAAGTTTTGATAAGAATGGAAGAAAGAATTCAAACTTATCGCTATTGGACTGACCATCTTTGAATAGAGTGTGTCCAAATTGAAAGTTATATTGCTGATCTTCTACCAAAAGATCTTCTGTGTTAACAACGTGGCTCCAATACCAAGGAAAGTGACTACTACCAACAATGTCATAAAGACTTTTGAAGTAGTAGTCATCTAGAAAATTATCAAGTATTTCCATGAAGAATCAGTTCTCTTCTACTTTCCTCTTCTTACCAATATTGTATTTGGTTTCTAGAGTCCACTCATCCTTTTCTTTATAAGCAAGGACTTTAATTTGATTAAGTGGTGCGATGTCAACAATCTTATCAACGTTCACAATAGTAATAAGACCCCAATCTGCAAGCAGTTGAGTGATACGATTGCGACGCTGAACATCGTTCACAGTAAGATTAGCACGTTTGCCATCAAGAGCAAACAGTTCTTTAAAGTGAACAATGTAATACTTACCCTGTTTATGCAGGATGTGACACGATTGATACAGTGTCTTCTCCTTTCTACTGGCTACACCAATGCGCGTAAGTGTCTCACGAACCTTGAGAAAATCATCAGGTTCATTAAGAATAACCTCAACCATTTGGTCGGGAGTCCACTTTACCTCAGGCTCAGATACAACACTCATTTTGTTCCTCCAACATCAAGTTTCTTTTTAATAAATTCGATCTGTTCTTTTGACAGAATTGACAAAGCTTGTTGAGCCTTTTCATTACTATAACCATAGTAAGATTTAACTGCATCAAGATCTTTGATTTTGTCTTTGCGGAGCCAAGGAGAAAATCTTTTCCTTTTCCTCACAATATTTATATAAAAGTCATATTGAAGCTTCTTATCCAGATTTGGATACAAGTTCATTTCATTAGCGAACATGACACAATCAATATGACCAGCCATACACTTGTTAATAATGAATGGAGGATATTCTTTTTTCAATGATGGATCTTCATCCAGAAAATTAATCTTCGTTTGATTGATAGAGTTCAGCCAATCTTTCAATTCCATTACTTAAACTCACACTCCACCATAATCTCAGTCAAAGCCGCCAGAAGGTTGATCTCTTGATCGGCAACAAATGCGACCTGATACTGATACTTAGCAATGATGAGGACAGCAGCAGGAATACTACTAGCCACCAAATTTTCATAACAAGCATCGTAAACACGACGCAGAAGTACACCAGGATCATTGTCCAAATTATTGACGACCCACTTGCGTACTTCAGGATACTTCTTTTCCTTAAGATTTTTGACAAGGCTATCTACTGCAACATCAGAAAATGTAGTAAGGATTCCAGAGTCGATATTTCCGCCTACTGAATACCTTTGGCATTCGTTGAGGACTCGTCTCCAGTCTGGGAAGTGCTTTTTGATAAGCTCTGCAAGTACTGCTTGATCGAAGCTGACGCCTTCCGCATCCAAGATGTTCTGTAAACGCTTGAAGAAGGATCCTGCCAGTGAGGCTTTTTCCTTTCCTTTGATTGAGAAATCAACGACTGCACACCTTGAATGGAGGGGCTGGATGATTTTGTTTTTGTAGTTACAGGTGAAGATGAATCTGCAGTTGTTAGCAAATTCCTCAATAGACGCCCGTAATAGGAGTTGTACGTCGTGGGTTGTGTTATCTGCCTCATCAATGATGATGACTTTGTGTTTAGCAGTTGACGTAAGCGATAAGGTCGAAGCGAAGTTCTTCGCATTGTTTCTGACAGTATCGAGGAATCTACCCTCGTCGGATCCGTTGATGACATAAACATCTACTCCAAGT